AGCAGTCCGCTGCTCAAAAAAGAATACAACAGACTTTGAACCCCACAGGAGCCGTCCGCGGTTCCTGTGGGGTTTTTATGATAATAGAATCGAATGGTACGATTTTATTATCGATGTATTGCGTTGAAAATTCCTGGTATCAAAACGTGATACAACAGAAAAGAATGCTAAAAGCAGACGAAATCATGAACTGATGGCAATGGCACCTCATTTGTTAAACGGTATAGTATACTGTTTGGGGAATGGGTTGTTTTTTTGTGCGCCAAGAAGATATTGACAAGCCGCGCGTTTTTTGGTATTCTATCAAAAGACCGCTTGGTCCATGCTGGTGTGGCGCAATGGCAGCGCAACTGATTTGTAATCAGTGGGTTGCAGGTTCAACTCCTGTCACCAGCTCCAAAAATAAGCGTATAGACGATAAAAACAAGTTGTCTATACGCTTTTCTTTTTATTAAAACTGTGCAAAAACGCCTGAAAACGTGCAATAATCTAACAAATAATCTAACAAATCAGTATTTCATTTTTTTCATTTCCTGCAACAAATATTTCGGGTCGTTGTGCGAAACGTATTTGTTGGCCGTGGTCGAAAAATTCTTGTGTCCGAGTATGGCTTGTACTGCGGTCTTTTCCAAACCGCACTCCACCATTTTACTGCTGGCCGTGTGACGCAGGGTGTGTGGATGCACGCCCTCTATATGGCATTCCTGCATCAACGCCCGGAACTTTGTAGCCACGTTGCGCTTATCCAGCTTTGTGCCGGCCTTGGACGGTATCAGCCATTCGCACCCGCTGTCCAGCATCCAAAAGGCAATGATCTTGTAAATGGGGTCAAGGATGGGGATGATGCGGTTTTTGCCTGCCTCAGTCTTTTCGCCGCCCTGCATATAGTGCTCCTTCAGGTGCACGTCCTCGCAGCGCATGGAAAGTAACTCGTCAATGCGCATACCGGTATAAAGCAGCACCATTGCGATTTGCGCCGTCTGCCCAAACTTCGGGTCGTCTTGTCGGCCGCCGATCTGCTCGATCTCTTGGGCGGTCAGGGTGCGCTCTGCTTTTCCTGTAGCCGCCGGGAGCTGCAGTAGCATGGCATAATTTTTGTTTATGATGTCCTGCGCCATTGCCCACTCGCAGATCTGGCTAAAAAGCGTTCGCTGTTTTTCACAGGAGCTTCGGGAGAGCCCTTTTTCCACCATTGCGTCAATGACCTGTTGATAATCTGCCGCTTTTAAGTCCCGCAATTGTCGGTCGTATAGCGGCGCAGCCTTTGCATAGGCCAGCTCGTACCCCTTTTGCATGTCCGTGCTGAGCTTTTGAAACTTTGGTTGAGCTTTCCATTGGGTATAGGCATCTGCAAAAGTGCATTTCAGAAGCGCAGCGGGGGTGTTCTGGGCGTTGTAAGCGTCCAGCGCTTGTACTGCTTCGCCTGCCGTTTCAAACGTGCCCAGAATATCCCTGCGGGCTGTGAGTGCAACATACGGTCTTGCCCGCGTCCCACTCAGTTTATACACGCTGCCGCTGCCCTTTGGACGGCGGCGCTTTTTTCTTTGCTGCGGGGCGGCTTCCGGCTGTTTCTTCCCGCACCACGGACAAAAAGAAGCACCATCCGGGATCTCCTTCCGGCAACATGGTCTTATGCACTTCATAGCTTACTCCTTTTTTCGCCCGATGTAACCCTGCGCGCCTTTTTCCGAAGCTTCACGCCCGGCCTTGTAATTTACCTTCAAATCGTCTATTGGCGGCTGTGGGTCGTCCGGGCAGGGGTCTAATCCCATGTTCTGGGCAAAGTTGTATTGGTTGATGATGATTCCGCACACGCTGACCCGGTTGTTGAGTGGGCAGTGCAGGTTGGCGGCTACCTCGGAAATCACAGCGGACGGGCTGCTGCCATGGTTGCCCTTCAGCACGAAAAGAAGCAGTCGTTTCGTCAGCGGTGGCAAGTTTACCACAAAGCGGCACAGCTTTGCGTCCAGCTCTGTGTCGGTCTTTCCGTCATCGGGTGTCGCGTACAGCTCCGGGTGGATCATCTCCATAAACACGGCGATGGGGGATGCCCCGCAGGCCGTACACCAATCCATGATCTCGTCGCTGTCCGGGCTGGTGCAGCCTTTTTCCCAGCTCTGCACCGTCCGCTCACCCTTTTCGATGCGTCTTGCGATCTCCACTTGGCTCAGGCCGGCAGATACCCGGGCCTTTGCAAGCGCTTTCCCGATCTGGGTCGCCGTAAAATAACTCATACTTTCACCCCCATGAAACCAACGTGGTTTTAACAGAAAATGGCGCAGAAAAAATCTGCGCCATTCGACAAAAAATATCCGTATTTTGTTTTCCAACGGCGCATGGTAAAATTTGGAACATAAGACATAAATATGCACAAAAGAAAGGGGAAAACAAAATGGATTTTGAGCAAAGAAACGGTAAAGGAACCGAAACGACCATCATCGACGGAATGCCCGCCAGCATCCTGACCGGCACCGAACGCACCCCTGCGCCCTGGGAGGAATGAGTTATGAAAAAGCTGTCACACTTTCGCACCCATGCCCGTGCCCTGCTGGCCTGCTATTTGGATATGACCCCGGAGCAGCAGCGCCTTGCTCGCGCTTACATTCAAGATAAGGCCCTGCCGGAGGTGCAAGCCCTGCGTAACGCAGCCGGTACGCCCGGCGGGGCGCTGGCCGCTGACTTGCTGCAAAATTTGCAGCAGCCTTGCAACCGCGAATAGCAACGTGCATATTTTGCACATTGCTCGTGCATGTCGCGCGTATCTTGCAAATGCTCATTTTTCTGTGGATTTTTTCACTAAAAACAGTGCACGAATGGGGATTGACGGCCACAACCAGCGGTTTTATAATATGGTTGTGAACAGGTTTACAGGCCAAGCAACTGAGATTTCTTTGCGTTGTACTCCGCTTCCGTGATGGCCCCCATATCCAGTAGCTGCTTAAACTTCAAAAGTTCATCGGCGGAGCTGGGGGCAGCCGGAGCGGTGCCCCACGGCTGTTCTGGAGAGCCTTTGCAACTCTTGAGAAACGCAGTCATTCCGCCTGGATAAACCGTTGTCGGCAAGTTGCTTTCACCTAGTGGAAGCGCAAAGTGGATAGACACGTTCTCTTTACTGCGACCCTTGCGGGTCTCGGTTTTAGCGGTGGCAGCGCCCACAATCGCACCCACAGGCCCGGCAACGGCTGCACCGATCACGGCACGGCCAATACCGCCCTTTGTCTCTGTCACCGTCAGATCGTCAGGCGCGTCAGATTCATAACCGGCGACTTCATCAAAGCTGTAGATCATGCGAGGGCCTTTATCACCACTGCGGTGTCCAATGCAAAACAGCCGGTTGGGGTTGTCAATCGACACAAAGAGCGCGTCACCATCATAGATGGAATCGGTTTCTTTGAACACCTTCCGACGCTGTTCCAGTGTGGCCCAGTAGTCCGCTAGGGCCGCTGTCGGCTGCTTTGCAGCTCGGAAGCCCAGTTTTGAGTAAAAGAAGTTGCTGCATCCGGCGCAGATTAGACCGTCAGCGCTTTTCTCACGGTTCAGAAGGCCCAGCTTGCCGCCGCAGACGGGACAGGTATTTGCCATGATTACACCTCATCTTTTGATTTTATAAAATTCTGCATTTTGTCAAAACGCAAAACCACACAGCCCATCATTGAATTTGTAATTCGTTCATTCGAAAAAGAATCTTTCCACTTTTGAATAGAGTTTGCTTTTCCCTTTTGAGTTTTCAAAGTCAGGAGTTTTTCCAGCTGCTTGATATAAGAATTTTCGACAACAACCTCAAAAAGGTCACCGAGAGAAAGCTCTATCATGTTATAAAGCTCAGTAGGGCTAAAATCAAATTTGAACCCCATCCTCTCATACTTCTTGAGCTCATCGAGCGTATCAAGAATCATATCATATCTTGAAAATAGAATATCGATATCTGAAGTCCTCTCTATCACTAGAAAAGAGTCCAAAACCTTCCGTATCCGTTCTGGTATTGTTTCTTCTGGGAAATCCACAAATTCTTCCCCGGTGTCAGGGTCGATTAAAACAACGGGCTCTGGTGATTTGCTCCACTTAGCGTTCGGGCGCTCAAAATGCAACGGCTCTTGGGCTTCGGGATCATCTTTTTTCTTGAAGACCGCATTGATAACCCGCGTGATATTTTTCCGAAATCCAACATTCCATATCACGGGAACCACCTCACACATACAAAAATAGGCAGCTAACCCGCTGCCGAAAAACTATGTTATCAAGGAAATTGCCAAAGGAGGAAAATAAAGTGCAAGAAACTAGCACAATGTTTGCAAAATGTGATACAATGGAAGAAAAAGAATCGCACGACAAGCTTGTGCATCTTGCCATCAGTGAGATTCTTTCGTTATCCGAAAACCAGCTTCAAGAAGTCATTCGGAGGTTTTATGCTGTATTGTAAACTGAACATTTTGAAGCAAGACGAGGACGGAAAATGGTACAAGCCCAAAAAACAGCATCGAATCCGTCGCTTTTTTGTTGAGGACATCTTTTACCGTTTCGTATGGATGATTGAGTGGTTCTTATTTGAAAAGTATTGGTAATACATAATCCGAAATCAGATTCACCAGAACCGGAATCAAAATCAAGGTGACAATACCGCCGACTATTTTCATCGGCCCAGAAAACCGGTTTGCATTTTTCTCTCGCAAATACTGCCTGCCGTTTTCCGTGATCCAAACCGCGGACTTGCAATAGCTCACCGATGCGGAATCCGCAAGGCCAAGTTCTTCAAGCGTCATAGCGTCTTGGAACAGTTCTTTTGTCCGTTCAACGCCACCGGGATACTCCCGATCGAGGGCTTTCAGCAGTTCAAGTTCTTTTCTATTAAGATGTACGCTCACTCTGGAAGCTCCTTTTTAACTGCCTGAGCAATCCGAACAATTTTCATAATGTTTTCGTCATCCATGCCATCCAGCGCTTCCAGCAGCGCCCGGCGGGCTGGTGACATTTTTTCAAGCTCAATGCCATCTAAGGTGTTGGGCTTTTCTTTTTTCTCTTCGCCCATAAGCTCTTCAATAGAAATTCGTAGAAAATCAGACACAAGCAGTAGCTTATCTTTCGGCGGATAGCGCTTTCCATTAGCCCATTTTCCTACTGTTCCGTTGGCAAATTTCAAATCTTTCTCCATTTTTGTAATGGAGCTTCCTTGATTTTTGCACGATACACGGATGAATTCTACCAGCTCAGGCAAAGAACGCATAAAAAACTCCTCCAATAGCCTAATTTTCTATTGACAACTAGAAAATTAGGCTATATAATAGAGAGCGTAAGGAGCAAACAAAACCAAAGCCCCTGACAATATTATATCGGGCAGACGCTAGATTTTATTCACTTTGTACCTCGCAACTACATAGTAGCATATTTTCTAGTGATTTTCAAGCCCGGAAAGGAGAATTGCTAGTGAATGTATCAAAAATTGACCAGTTTTGCAAGTTGCACGGGCTGAGCCGCACCGATCTGGAGGCGGCGGCAGGCCTGAGCAACGGCGCAATTGGGAAGTGGGAACGCTCGATTTACGGGCCCAGCCTTTCACAGCTGCTCAAGCTCGCAAAGTATTTCAAGGTCACACTGAACGAGCTTGTGGTCTACGATGAGGAAGGAAAAGGAAAGGAGAATACAAGTGCCTGATTTTGAAACCTTTTTGCTTGCGCTTGCATCGATTGCGCTCATTGTCGTTGCTTTTGGCTTTTCGTGGGCAATTATATCTGGCCTTTGGTGGCTCATTTGTCACTTTGTCGGATGGCAGTTCACTTTCGGCGTGGCCACCGCGATCTGGATTGTGGCGATGCTTCTGAAATGGGGGACAAGCCATGATTAAGCCCGAACCGTGGACAGGCCGTTTAGTGGGCCGGATGCACAACAACCAGATTACAGTAGACGACGTAGCAAAGCATCTTGGATTTTCGAGAAGCTACTGTTCACTGATTTTGAACAGCAAGCGCAACCCTTCCGGCATTCGGGAAAAGATGGAAACTGCCGTCAGCGAGATCATCAAGGAAAAGGAGGACAAAACGGCATGAGCGAATTAAGCAATCTCATCCCCATTAGCTACGACAACCCGGAGCGCCCCACTGTGAGCGGCCGGGAACTGCACGACTTCCTTAACATCGAAACTCCGTATGTCAAGTGGTTTAACCGCATGACGGAGTATGGTTTTACTGAGGGAGAGGACTACGCAGAGGTTTTGGACAAAATTGTCCAAAAACCCAAAGAGGGCGGTAGACCTGCTACTGACCACCAGCTCACCATCCCAATGGCCAAAGAGCTGTGCATGATCCAGCGCAACGAACGTGGCAAGCAGGCCCGGCAATATTTTCTGGCCATTGAAGCCCAGTGGAACAGCCCGGAGGCGGTAATGCGCCGTGCGGTGCTGATCGCCCAGAAGCAGAACGACCAGCTCAAGGCCGCCAACCGCCAGCTTCTGGCAGAGAACAGCGACCTGAAGCCGGATGCAGAGTATGCCCGGGCGGTGTGCGTGGGCAAGAACTGCCGCACCACTACCACCCTTGCCAAGGATTACGGCCTGAGCGCCGAGAAACTCAACAGCATCCTTCACGGCCTGAAGATCCAGTACAAGACCAGCGACGGCCAGTGGGTGCTATACGCCAAGTATTGCGGCAAGGGCTACACCAAAAACCGCAAATCCACGCCGTTCCAGCACAAGAGCACCGGCGAGTGGGACACCAAGAACACCACCGTTTGGACGGAAGCGGGTCAGCGGTTCATTTATGAGCAGCTCAAGGCCGTAGGAATGCTGCCCAGCGTGGAGCGTAGGCAGAGCGTGGAGCAGATGGAGCTTGCCGCCCGGCAGCATAACCAGGACGGCGTGGCGTAAGCAATATTTTTGGAGGTTACTATTATGAAAAAACTGCATGTGAAAGCTACGTTTATTGAGCCGGTGCTGGGTACATGGCCCGCAAATCCCAATGTGGCCCGCGAGTTTATCGCCAGCAAGTCGCCGGATGCTGCAACCATCGAGGATGAAGTGGCGGCTCTTGGCCCTGATGCGGTAGCTGACAAGGGCATGACCGTTTTCCCGCGTGACCCGGACGGCAATCCTATTTTTTACGATTACCAGATTAAAGGCATGTTTAAGGATGCTTGCGGGATGCTTTCCCGCATCGGCGGAAAGACCGAAACGGGAAAGAAGCGGGCTGCGAACGAAAGCGGCAAGCTGACCGCTTACAAGAAGGTCATTGACGGCCTGATCTTCGTCCAGCCCCGCATGATTCCCATTCACGTGAACGGCGAGATTACCGACTGCCAGCGTCCGCTGCGTGCACAGACCGCACAGGGAGAGCGTGTGAGCCTTGCCAACAGTGAGGAGATTCCCGCTGGTTCGACCTGCGAGTTTGAGGTCATGCTGCTGGACGATTCTCACGAGAAGGTCGTGCGTGAGTGGCTTGATTATGGCATCCTGCGCGGCATCGGCCAGTGGCGCAACAGCGGCAAGGGCCGGTTTACTTACATCGCCTATGAGGTGAAGGACTGAGCGCAACGGCATGGCATTGACGGCCCTGATTCGCGGAGGCAAGGCTGAGGTTCGATTGGCCGTGCGTCGCGACGCACGACAAAGGCGAAGCATGGCAAAGCGAAGCAATGGCATAGCGTCGTGAGGTAAAGAGAGGCAGAGCAAGGGCAGAGCAAGGCCGAGAGGTGCATAGCAACGGCTATGAGGTGAACTGCTGTGCAGTGGCAGCGTGTTGCGACCTACCGCATCGCAGCGGCACTGAGAAGCACAGACAGGCAAGGCGAAGGAAAAGCAGAGAAAAGCAGAGCGAGGGCATGGTACGGCGCCGTAGCGAATGGTAGAGCAAAGGAATGGCAGAGAAAAGCGCTGATGTGATTTGCGATGGAACGGCTTGGCAAGGACCAGCTTAGTCAAGTAGCGCAATGGCTTTGAGAAGCGATGTTTAGCAAAGGCAAAGAAGAGTGAGGCTAGGAAACGCAGAGAACTGCGACGGCACAGCAAAGAGAAGACATTTTATTAAACATTTTATTAAAAGGAGTGAACGAGCATGAAAAAAGTTATTGTTGGCGTAGCGTCCGTATTGGCAAGCGCTTTGCTGATGGCCGGATGCAATAAGCAGGTTATTGACATGACCTATGAATACAGCTGGGCACAGCTGAAAATGCCTGATGGAACGATTGTCGAGGGCAAGCTGAATAGTTGGGACGATTACGAGGGTGACCAGCTTCAAGTAAAGATTGACGGTGTGACCTATCTGGTTCATTCGTCCAATGTTGTGCTGCGACATTGATAGAAAGGAGGACACCACCCATGAGTGAAAAGATCATTGCATACAAGGCCATGGACAAAAATATGCAGTACCGTGGCAAGCAGTATGAGGTGGGCAAGACCTACCACGAGGACAAGGCAGACTGCTGCCACGCTGGTATGCACGCCTGCGAGAACCCGCTGGATGTGCTGCACTACTACCCGCTGTCTGATGGCATCCGCATTTTTAAAGTGGAATGCGGCGGAGATATCAGCCGTGAAGATGGAAAAGACACAAAGCTTGCTTGCACGGAACTTACCGTTGAAGCGGAGATCAAGATTGCTGATATGGTAAAACTTGGCGTAAAAGCGGTGATGGACCGCGTGAACAAAAACGTGAAAGGAACAAAGAACAAAGCTTCCGGCAACTGGTCCACGGGTGCGGCTTCCGGCAACTGTTCCACGGGTGCGGCTTCCGGCGACTGGTCCACGGGTGCGGCTTCCGGCAACTGTTCCACGGGTGCAGCTTCCGGCGATTACTGCAGAGCCGAAGCGTTTGGAAAAGACAGCATTGCTGTTGCAAACGGCGCACACAGTAAGGCACGCGGCGCAATGGGCTGCTATCTGGTGCTGACCGAGTACGATGATGACGGCCACATGATCTGTGCCAAAATGGCGAAGGTTGACGGGGCCGTTATCAAAGAGAACACCTGGTACACGCTTGAAAATGGCGAGTTTGTGGAGTGGAAACCGTGAAGAAGTACTACAACAAGCGTTGGCTTGAACAGCGCTGGGATGCAAGGCAGCCGGAACGATTGGAGCACATCCAGCTGAAACGGCAGCTGAGAAAAAAGGAGGGGTGCGGCAGTGAAGCCGAGCATGGGAATTGCAGAGTGCTGCCAGATCATGCGTGACAATAACATTTCGGTGAGCGAGCCGATCTTTACCGGCATGATTCAGGCCGGCAGCTTCCCAGCATGGGCGGTGCCGTCTATTGACACCAAGAGCGCCGCCCCGCTGATCTCTCGTGCCGGATTTATGGCGTGGGTGAAGGACTTTTACAAGCTCGAAAAGGTTTACACAAAGGAGGACCCGAAAGAATGAAACTCAAATCTACTACTTACTACTGGTTGGCTGTCGTTTTTGGCGGCGTTGGAATGGGCGCAGCTATGGGCGCAGAGGGCACCGCACAGACCACCGGATGCATCTCTGGCACGCTGTTTGCGGTGTCGCTGGTGCTGATTTTGGCCGCTGTTGTGCTGGCTCGTCTGGGCTTTGCCGCAGAGGACAGGGAGAGAGCCGCAAAGCGGCGCAAGTACGGCAAGATCAACCGTACCCACGCCCGCAACCCGGAATACCCGGAGAATCAGGAGCGCGGGGCATGATGACGGTTAAAGAGTACGTTGAGGACAAAGTCAAATCCTACACGCGGCTTGCCGAACGCTGCAAGCGAGAAGCCGAAGCCTCAGACGACATTGTTGTCCGGGCCGGATACTCCGCACGGGCAAACGTCTGGGAGATGTGCGCCGGAGAAATGGACAACGTGCGGGAGATGCTGCAAGAGGAATCTGGGGAGATCACGTATGCCTGACACTGTCCTCCATGTCATGTGGTACACCGTGTATGACGCAAAAAAAGAAGAGCCTGCCCGTGCGCCAGCACGGACAAGCCCAAAGGGTGATGAGTCTCGCCGCCCATCACCACAAAAATAGCACAAAACAGGAGGTTTTACAAGTGGCACTTTTGAGAATTTACGATGTGGGGCAAGAGCCGCCAGCGCTTGTTTTGCAACAGCAATTTCCGGTTGCTTCGGATGCAGTTGCGATTGCCGATGAACTGGCAAAGAGAAAGCCCGAACAGCTGTACAGGGCGTTTGACGCTGATATGAACGTTGTGTATGCGAGGTGAATATTTATGCAGGATAAAAAATACATGACGAAGCGAGAACGTGTCAAAGACCTTTCTAATAAAGCCGAAGGTATTTATTACTACATCGGCCCGCAGCACATGCTTTTTCGACTTATTAACACCGGGAACGAGTTGGCAAGCGAAATCAATCACGCGGTGGCATATTTTACCAGCTTTGCCCAGAACGGTGTACTGTACGATGATGGCGCTGGCGGCAGTCGTTCGGTGATCGACTGCATTTACCGCAAGGTTGGGCATTTGATGTGTGATATTGACATTATCCACGCTGCGGGTGGCGCTGAGATTATGCCAGAACCATTTGAAAGCATTGACCGCTGTTATAGTATTGAGTACACAACGCTGCTGCGCGAAGCGGTTATTAAGGGATTGCCAGACGATTACAAGGGACCCCAGCAGAACCCGTACGAGATCAATTTGATTAAGCCTTCGATTGCTTATGGACGCGAACAGCGCGATGCATACGATGATAATTTTTTTGACAGTTTTACCCGCAAAGAAGAAGCTCGTGACCGAAAAGTTGTTTTTCATTGCACAAAATCCGATTTGGACGCAATTAAGCGCTACGCGCACATCATTGATGTAAAGTATACTGAGGAGGAAATTCACCATGCCTGAAAATGAAATCAAAAAAGCACCTGTTGAGCAACTTCAGATGAACGCCGTTTCTGCGCCAGAACCCCCTGCCGTTATCCCCGCTGCAACACCAGCTCAGCGTCCGCAGAGCTATGCAGAAAAAGTGCAGGGCCTGACCGCAGATGAACGCATTTGGCAGCTGGCAAAATCTAAGGCAGTTGCAATGGCCAATTTGCCGGATGGGATGCTTCCTCAAACCTACGCCGGGAACATTGGCGCTTGCGCCATTGCCTGTGACATGGCCCAGCGCATGGGCGTGTCGTACTTGTTCGTGATGCAAAATCTTTACGTTGTGCATGGTCAGCCTACATGGAGCGGCAAAAGCTGCAAGGCTCTGATTGACAACAGCGGTGAGTTTGCAGGCCGCACTCGTTACCGCATGGAAGGACAGGAAGGTACCGATTCGTGGGGCTGCCGCTTGATTGGCGTGGATAAGCTTACCGGCGAGAATATTGAAGGTCCTAAAGTCACCGTCAAAATGGCAAAGGATGCCGGATGGTGGAACAAGAACGGCAGTTACTGGCCCAAGATGACCGAAATGATGCTCAAGTACCGTGCTGCAGCATACTTTGCCCGTGCTGAATGCCCGGAAGTTCTGATGGGCGCAAACGTTGATTATGAATCCGGCGCAGGTGACAGTGCCGAGGAAGAGGTGAACATTCATGCTTAACGTCGTAGCGATCATGGGCCGATTGGTGGCCGACCCGGAACTCAAGACCACCCAGCAGGGCACCAGCGTGTGCAGCTTCCGCATTGCCTGTGACCGCAACTTTGCCCGGCAGAGCGAGCAGCGGCAGGCGGACTTTATCGACATCGTGGCATGGCGTGCGCAGGCCGAGTTCGTGTGCAAGTATTTCCAGAAGGGCAACCTGATTGCCATTGAAGGCAGCTTGCAGACCCGCCAGTATCAGGACAAGAACGGCAGCAACCGCACCGCCGTGGAGGTCGTGACCAGCAATGTGAGCTTTGCGGGCTCCAAGGCCGCAGGCAAGCCTGTCACAGCGTCCTATGAGCAGCAGACGGCGAATCATGTGCGGGAAGCAAATGCCGCGCACAGCGCCCAGCAGGCAGCTCCCGCGTATGATCAGGGGAGCATGGACGACTTTGCCACAATCTCGGATGATGGAGATCTCCCCTTCTGATTTTGCAAGCTGCGCTATCTGGCTATACGGGCGTACAAAGGAGGTGAGCAAGTGGCAAAGGATGAAAAGAAGTCGTTTGTGGTGTATCTGGACTGGTTTGATGCGCTGGAGGAGTACACGGATGCCGAAGTCGGACAGCTGATGCGAGCTTTGGCAAAACACGTCCGCACTGGTGAAAATCCAACGTTTTCCGACCGTGGAATGCGTGGGAACTTCCGTTTCATGTGCAATGGAGTGGATTCGGCTACGGAAAAGTACGAGAACGTCAAGCAAAAGCGCCGTGAAGCCGGAAAAGCCCGTGCAGCTCAAATGCAAGCAAACTCAGCACATGCTAGCACATGCTACCAAGTGCAAGCAAGTGGTAGCTATAATGATACTGTTACTGGAACTGTTAATGGAACTGGAACTGTTAATGGAACTGGAACTGTTAATGGAACTGGAACTGTTATATCCCCTAACGGGGATATATACAATAGCGCCACCCCCGCCGCCGTTGACGTAGAACTTTCTAAAATCGTCCAGCATTATCAGCAGGCCGTTGGGGACTTTCCACGCTCTGCACTGGACAAGCTGCAGAAGTGGAGGCAGGAGTACAGCACAGAGATGATCCTGCTGGCGATTGACAAGGCCACAGAAGCCGGAAAGCGCTCGTGGAGCTACATCAACGGCATATTGTCCGGCTGGAAACGGGACGGCCTGCGCACACCGGGGGATGTGGAAGCCAACGAACAAAGCCGACAAGCAAGACCTCAAGGCAAGCAGCCAACCGAGACCGTAGACGACCAGCTTGCCCGGGTGTTGGCGAAGATGGACAGAGAAAGAGGGTTTGAGACATGACGCGGGAAGACGTGGCAAAGCTGATCCGCATGAATTTTGTACTGTACAAGCTGGGATCTAAGCCACTGACCGATGAGGAGATGCAGACCACCATCGATGTGTGGACGTATCAGTTTGGCGATTATGACGGCGATACTGTCAAGCGGGCTTTTCTGGCGGCGAACCGGGTATGCGTTTATCCGGTCACGGTGGCCGATATCTTCAAGCAGCTTTCCCAGTGTCTTGACCCGTCCGCTGAATGGGAAGCTCTGGCTATAGCAGCACGCAAGGCACAGACATTTTTGAGCTGGCGAAAGTTCCCGATGGTGACCGGCATTGACGAAAAGGGCGGGCTGCTGCGTAGTGACGGACAGAAAGAACTGCAAGCCCTGTATGACCAACTCCCCCCGGCGGCAAAATCCTATGCCGGGAGCGTTGGAGGGCTTGCAGAGCTGGCTGAAATGCCAGACCTTACATACCGCCGTGCCGAATTTTTGAAGCAGGCACAGGGTGATATTTCTACTACGCCGAGGGAAGCTGCTCGCCTGAGATCCGGGCACACCCCGGCCAGACTGGAGGCAGCCAATGAGTAAGTTCAGGGTTTTGGTGGAGTGCCGCAACGAGGACGGAACAGACCTCCACTGCTGGATCGTGAAAGCGAAGAACCCCGGCGAGGAAGAGCATATTGCCGTCTCCAGGGCTCGGGCCTTTTACCCCAAGTTTGATGAATTTGAACCTGTAAGAACGGAGGAAATGCAATGTCTAAGGAAGTCGTCTTGATTGACCGCGACGAGCTGCTCAAGCACGAGGTTATGATTATCACCAAGGGCAACGCCGCCTTTCACGGTGTCCCGTCCTCGCTTATCGAGACAGCCCCGGTTATTGGCCTCAAGAGTCTGTGGCCCGTATGGAGAGACCCGGAAACCGACCCGCCCAAGGTCGAAACCGAAGTGCTGATTTTGTACCGCAACGATATTGACGGATACAGTATTACGACAGCGCACTATGAAGACGGGAGCGTTTTTTTACAAGATAGCGTATGGTATTGGGAAGATCTTCCCGATTGGGGGACATACGACGAGGAGCGGGACGACTACAAAATCCCGAAAGGCTGGTGGGAATACCGCCATTTCAACCCGGACGACGTTTACAACAACAAGATAGACCGCCCCGTTGTAGGCTGGATGACGCTGCCTCCGGAGGAGATTACAAAATGAGCGAATTTATCGACCGCGAAAAAGCCATCGCAAACATCAAAGCGGCATATTGCTGTGGCTGCGAAAATTACAACGGCGTAAAATGCCGCGCGTGTCAGATTATGGACGCGATGGATGCGCTGGAAGATGAACCGGCAGCGCCTGTGATTGACGCGAAATCCATGGAAAAGTACCTGACCGACTGGAAAGACGGGCTGACCGGGAGCGAAAATTGGGGGTACTCGTACGCAATCAGGGCAGAGCAAACGGTTCAGGTGCTGGATACCATACAGACCCGCATTGGTTACATGCTCAAGGAAAACAGCGGGGTGCAGACCGATGGTAAAACTTGAACCCTGCAAAGACTGCCCCGACCGGCACCCGATCTGTCACGACAGTTGCCCGAAGTACGCCGAGTACAAGCGTCAGCTGAAGGAGCAACGTGCATACACGAAAACCAAGAATGCGGCGGAGTGCATCAGCAAGAACGCATTCAATCAGGAATTTTGGATGGGAGGAAGAAAACGGTGAAAATGCTGATTGCCTGTGAGGAATCGCAGGAGGTGTGCAAGGCGTTTCGGGCAAAAGGCCACGAAGCCTACTCGTGCGATGTACAGGAGCCGTCTGGCGGGCATCCTGAGTGGCATATTCTTGGAGATGCGCTCAAGGCTCTGGAGGGGGGGCAAATCGTTACGATGGACGGCGTAGTGCATGAAGTCGGCAAGTGGGATTTGCTCATTGCACACCCGCCTTGCACTTATTTGACAAAAGCCGGCGGAAATAGGTTAGTGATTGATGGCAAAATTCAAGCAGAGCGATATAAAAATGGATGCGATGCACGAGATTTTTTCATGAAGTTCTGGAATGCCCCGGTGGATAAAATAGCAATAGAAAATCCGATACCTATGCGAATCTTTGGACTGCCAGAATACAGCCAGATCATTCAGCCGTATATGTTCGGAGATGAATACATGAAAACGACGTGCTTATGGCTGAAAAATATTCCGGGACTGTTCGCCACAGATATAGTTATACCTACGTCGAAATGGGTCGCGTCGTCAGATCATCGTGCGAAGAAACGAAAAGACGCATGGTCTCAAAGTGGCCACAGAACAGCGAAACAGCGAAGCAAAACATTTCCGGGAATCGCAAAAGCAATGGCTGAACAATGGGGGTGATTGTATGACACAGAAACAGTTTATCAAGCAGCTGATGAGCCGCGGCGTTTCGCATTCGGATGCCTGCGGGTTGGTGGCCTACATGAAAGAGCTTCGCCAGCTGATCGAAAAGCATGAGGACGTTGTGATGCTGGCGGATGCAAACACAATGCGGTTCGTCCCGGCAAAGGTTTACTCCTACGAGGAAACCTTCCAACGGATGCAGGAAGGGAGGGACATCTTTTGCTGAAAACCATGAAGATTGTACTTTACGGCGACCCCCGCACAAAGAAAAACTCCGCCCGCATCCTCGAGGCCCACGCAAACCGCCGCATTGTGGCCCCCAGCGAGGCATTCATGCAGTATCAGGAAAAGTGTCTGTGGCAGATCAAGCGGCCTTACAACCCCATCACAGCCCGCGTGAACGTGAGGTGCGTATACTACATGAAGACCGCCCGCCGGGTCGATCTGGCAAACCTCATTGAGGCGACCACTGACATTCTGGTAAAAGCCCGCGTGCTGGAGGACGACAACAGCAAAATTGTTGCCGCCCACGATGGCAGCCGGGTGGAGCTTGACCGGGAGAATCCCCGGGTGGAAATCGAGATTGAAGAAATGGAGGAGTAAAATGCTTGATATGCTATTTGAAATTGCAAGCACGCTGTTCATGGCAACACTTGCAGGATTTTTCATCTGGTTTGTTCTTAGCGATGGCAACCCAATTGAATATTTCAAGCGGTGGCTCAACCGCAACAAACCTTGCCTTTGCGACCGGTGCGTTTTCTTAAATCAAAAATTTGGGGCGTCAGAATCCGGATATCACTATATCTGCCGGAGAAGTGACAAAGACGAAGGATACATAAATCCGCCCGAATATTGCAACGATTTTGAAGAAAGGAGCAACAATGACCCACACATGGACACCTGACACTGACACGCAGAAGCCGGATGGAACCGATTACCTCACCGTTAAGGCGTGGCTGAACCGCTACCGCGAAGCAGAGAAAAGATACTACTTGCTGTCTGACCGTCTGGCCGAAGCGCAGGAGGCCACCCGGCACATCACCCAGAGCCTCAGTGCGGTCCCCGGCGGCAGCAAAGATGGCCAGAGCCTTGCCCGGGCGGTGGAACGCGAGGAGGAAGCGGAGCGCCGCGCTTATGAGCAAAGAGCGGTCTGCGACAGGCTGTTTCTTGAGATCAAAAGCGCACTTGACCGGATCCAGAACGAAAAAGCATACACGGTGCTGTACAAGTACTATCTCGATTGCCTCACGTGGGACAGGGTCGCAAAAGATATGAATTACTCTTTGCGCATGGTCTATGTCTTGCGGCGCAAAGCAATGGAAGAGCTGAGCCTTTAAAAACATTGCACTGTCATTACATTGCGGTTTCACTATCGCATAGTGTAAAATTGTATCATCGGAAAAGCCAAAAGGCAAACCGATGCACGCAGCCTCCGAAACGTGTCCCTTCTTAGCATTTTCCTCCTTTTCTGTTTGCAGGTACTGGGCTTTGCTCTCTTCACGTTTCGCGGGCTGCTTCTATGCGATACACTGAAACAAAGGCAGCCTGCCACTCATGAGAGACAGGAGGCGGTTCGATTCCGCCGTATCGCACCATATGGCGCATGGACTAGACAACCCGCAAGGCCGCACGTGCAACCTCCCGTGCCAAGAAAAGGCCTTAGAATCCTTGCCAAGGTGTAGCTTTCCTGACAGGATGTGCGCCAACCAACAGCCCCGGCGGCGAACCGGAGCTGTTTTTATATGGCCGCCTGAGCGCAGTTTGGAGCGCGGCGCGTGTGTGTAGACACGGCTGGTTCGATTCCAAGGGCGGCTTTTATACTCCGGTAGCTCAAGTGGTAGAGCAGCGGTCTCCAAAACCGCATGTTGCAGGTTCGAGTCCTGCCGGGAGTGCTTGCGTGCCCTATGAGGGGGCTGCGCAATAGCGGGGCATCCGGCCGCGAAAGTTCCGGATGCAGCAGTGCCCACCGTTTGACGCATGTCCAACGAACTGAATACACGGGCGCTGCTTATTTTGATATTCTGACCGTTCGGATTTCCGGGCGGTTTTTCTTTTGCACGAGTTTAGAGAGGTGGTGGCGGTGAGCGCAAAGCGGCTGACAGACAGACAAAAAAAGAAGATCATTGCTGACTATGTGCAGCTGCAGAGCTACGCCAGAACCGCCAAACTGAACGACGTGGCAGAAAGCACTGTGCGGAAAATCGTGAAAGATAATCCCAAGTGCGCGGATTTGTGCGCCTTAAAAAAAGAGCAGAACACGCAGGACATGCTTTCCTACTTAGGCAGCAAGCGCGGGGAAGCACAGGATCTTCTCGGGCTGTACCTTCAGGCGATGGCAGACCATGACAAAATCGCAGAGGCAACGCTACCGCAGCTGTCCACGGCGTTCGGCACCATCGTGGACAAGTTTGCTATGCTGGGAGACCAGAGCGGCATAGAAGCCCCGGACGATGGCCTGCTTGAGGCCCTGAGCGCTGCCGCAGACCTCAGCCCGCCGGATGACGTGGAGATGCTGCCAGAGGAAGAGGACGACCATGCGGAAAAGTAACGGTTTTCGCTGGAAAGCCCTCAGCCAGCGGCAAAAGATGGTTCTTTGCTGGTGGACGCCGCAGAGCGCATACAGCGGATACAACGGCATCATTGCTGATGGCGCCATTCGCTCGGGCAAGACCTTTGCCATGAGCTTTTCGTTCGTCCAGTGGGCTATGACCTGCTACAGCGGCCAGCAGTTTGCCATGTGTGGCAAGACCATCGCCAGTTTCCGGCGCAATGTGCTGGGCACGCTCAAGCAGCAGCTTGCAGCCCGTGGCTACAACGTCAAGGAGCATCGGGCAGAAAACTGCATGACCGTCAGCAAGGGCGGCAAGACCAATGAATTTTACTTTTTCGGCGGCAAGGACGAGAGCAGCCAGGATCTGATCCAGGGCATCACCCTTGCCGGGGCATTCTTTGACGAGGTGGCCCTGATGCCGCAGAGCTTTGTCAATCAGGCCACGGCCCGATGCTCTGTCACCGGGTCAAAGTTTTGGTTTAACTGCAACCCGGGCAGCCCGCAGCACTGGTTTTATCTGGAATGGGTGCGCAAGTGCCGTTCCCGAAAGATGATGTATCTCCATTTCACGATGGACGACAACCTGTCACTTTCCGAGGACATCAAGGACAGATACCGCAGCCAGTACAGCGGCGTTTTCTATCAGCGCTACATTCTGGGCCTGTGGACCGTGGCGGAGGGCCTTGTGTATGACATGTTCGACCGCAAAAAGCACGTTGTTGATGTGCTTCCGGCGCTGTCTCCAAAGAGCGCCTATGTGGCGTGCGACTTTGGTACCCAGAACGCAACGACTTTTCTGCTGTTCCAGAAGCAGGCAGATGCAGACTGCTGGATCATCACCCGGGAGTACTACTACAGCGGCCGCGAACAGAAGCGGCAAAAGACCGTGGGTGAGTACGTCACAGACCTCAAGGCGTGGCTGAACGGACTCAAGCCGGAGAGGATCATCGTTGACCCCTCTGCCCTGCCCCTGATTACAGAGCTGCGCAAAAACGGCTTTACCCAGACCCCGGCAAATAACGACGTTCTGAGCGGCATTCTGGACGTGCAGACAATGCTGCAGACCGGGCGGCTGAAGATCTACAAAGACTGTAAGCACACGCTGGAAGAGTTTGGCGTGTACGCTTGGGACCCGGACAAAGACGACACCGTGCTGAAGGTCAACGACCACTGCATGGACGCTATCCGCTACTTTGTGCGCACAAAGCGCCTTGTGAAACTGAGGGATTGATTTTGAGCACTGTATACACATTCCAGACCTTCCAGCAGGCGCAAGCCGACGGGGAACAGACTGATTTCATCCGGCGGTTCGTGCAGCAGCACTGCAGTTCCGGACCGTACAAGATGGCGCTGGATGCCGACCTGTACGACGCGCAGAAAAACCCGGGGGCTGAACGTTTCGCGCAGGCTTACGCTTTGATGCTGAAACGTCTGTCCAAAAACACCAAGCAGGACACCCCACACCCCGATATGGTCAAGAGCAACCTTTTCCGGCGGCTCAACAAACAGAGAGCGACCTACTCCCTCGGCAACGGCGTGGTCTTTTCGGACGATGGCGTGGACAAGGACAGGCTGGGGCAGAACTTCGACGAGCAGATCCAGAAGGCCGGATATTTCGCCCTGATCCACGGCGAGAGCTTCGGATTCTGGAACAACGACCACTTGGTGGTTTTCAAGTTGACCGAGTTTGCTCCCCTGTACGATGAAAAGACAGGACTTTTGCAGGCGGGTGTGCGCTTCTGGCGGCTGAACCCGGACACGGATATGCACTATATCCTGTACGAGTTGGACGGCTTCACTGAGTACACGGAAAGCAAAATCGGCAATGTGATGCAAGAGACAACGCCGAAGCAGGCATACAAGAGCGTGACCGTCACCACACCCGGCGGCGGGCTGGAAAGCGTGGAGGGCGAAAACTACAGCGCCCTGCCAATTGTTCCACTGTGGGGCTCCGACCTGCACCAGAGCACGCTTGTGGGCTTAAAAGCCTACATTGACAACACCGATTTGGTGATGTCCGGCTTCTGCAATGACCTGCAGGACTTTTCGCAGATCTACTGGCTGTGCGAGAACTTCAACGGAATGACCGATGACGAGCTGCAGGAGTTCCTTGTCAAGCTGAATCTGTACCACATTGCAGGCGCAGACACCAGCGAGGGCGGCAAGATCACCCCCTACACCACCGAGATTCCTGTGACGGCCCGGCAGGCGCTGCTGGAACTGCTGCACACCCGGGTGTATGAGGACTTCGGCGGTCTGGATGTGCACTGTGTGAGCGCGGACAGCACCAACGACCATCTGGATGCAGCCTATGAACCGCTGAACCAGAACGCGGACGATTTCGAGGCTCAGGTCAAGCCGTTCATACGGCAGATCTGCGCACTGGCTGGATTTGACAACGCCATGCCGACATTCAACCGCAGCAAGATCACCAACACAGCCGAACAGGTCAGCATGGTGATTTCCGAGGCCGCCATCATCGGGCAGGACATGGCCATTGGCCTGCTGCCAAACCTGACCCCGGAACAAAAGGAGCAGGCCAAGGCCGCGCTGATGGCCGAGAGCGCAGCACGGGAGACCGTGGGCGAGGGGGAGAACAACGGTGATGAAACGTGATTTCTGACCGTGACCGCATCTCTACCCGCCAGCTGAACCGCCTGCGCCGCCGCATCCTCCGGGTGTACGGCACTGCCCGCCGGGAGATGCAGGAGCAGCTGACCGAGTTTCTTGCAAAGTACAAAGCGCTGGACGAGCGCAAGCGGGCACAGCTGGACGCAGGCGAGATCACCGAGGACGATTACCGAATCTGGTTGCAAAATCAGGTCTTTCAGTCCGATTTGATGCACGCCAAGCTGGACGGCATCACGCAGACCTGCACCACAGCCCAAGAGACGGCCTACAAGCTGGCCAGGGACGAGCAATACAACATCTTTTCCTTTGGCGCAAACTGGACGTTCTACGAGCTGGAACAGGCCGCAGGCGTGACGTTCGGGCTGACCCTGTACAACACCGAGGCGGTCAAGCTCCTGCTGAAGGAGAACCCCCGCATGGTGCCAAACAAGCGCATCAAGAGCGAAAGCAACCGCACCTATGACGCCCGGGTGTTCAACCGCTACGTCATGCAGGGCATCGTGCAGGGCAAGAGCGTCCACGACATCGCCGTGCAGGCCGTCAACGGCATGGCTGATACAGAGATCCACTGGGCCATGAACAATGCCATTACAGCGTTGACAGGGGCCCAGAATGCGGGGGCTTTGCAGCAGATGCGAAACGCCCAGGCTTTGGGCATCGAGGTCAAAAAGCGGTGGAACTCCACCCACGACTACCGCACCCGTGAGATGCACCGCCTGCTTGACCAGCAGACGGCAGACCTTGACGAGCCGTTCAAGGTCATGGGCTACGAGATTCAGCGCCCCGGAGACCCCAACGCAGCGCCGGAGATGGTCTACCACTGCCGCTGTGTGCTGTCCTCTGCGCTGGGCAAGTATCCAAGGCAGAACGCCATGCAGCGGGACAATGTGACCAAAGAGACCATCCCCGTCATGGATTACACCGAGTGGTATAAATCCAAGGGCGGCAAAGAGAAAGAGCAAATGTGGTGGGCGGAAGAACGCAAGAGAAAGAAGGGATGAACTGTGATCTTGCCGATGGAAAACACCGAAAAGATGATTTTTTCGGGCGTGGGCAAGTATGGCATCCCTGAAATCAAGCCGGAAACGGACATCCGCATTGACAAGCTGGAATGGATCCCGGTCAATTATGCGCTGACGGCCAAAGACAAGGCCACAAAAGGCGTGCATTTTTACAAGGACGATTACCAGTTTGAACGGTTCTGGAACAACCCGGACAAGTATATCCCGCTTTTGCAGCAGTTCGGCGCGGTATGTTCGCCGGATTTTTCGCTTTACAGCGATATGCCGCTTGCAGTGCAGCTTTTCATGCACTACAAAAAGCACTGGCTGGCTGCATACTGGCAGGCGCACGGCATCCACGTCATTCCAACGCTCTGCTGGTGCGGCGAGCAAAGCTATGACTGGTGCTTTGATGGTGAGCCCAGAAACGCCATCGTGAGCATTTCGAGCCACGGCACACAGTCTGACCCGTACGAAGCAGAATGCTTTGCCAAACACTGCCGCAAGGCGCTGGAAGTGCTGCAACCAAGCGGTATTTTGTGGTACGGCAAGTGCCCGGCAGAATTTGACTGGAACGTGACCAAAATCAAGCCGTTTCAATACGAGAGGAGGCATTACCGTGAGTAAAAGAGGTTCGGGCAGCTCTGCGAGAGCGGGCGGATTTGAAGTGGTTATTCAAGGGAAAAAGCAAACTTATTTTAGAGCAGCTGGAGGAGAATACAGAAATTTACAAGACCCAAGTCGTGTTATTTCTTCTCAAATGGCGCAAAAACTTTTTAAGAACAATAAAGTGTCGCCTTTATCCAAATCAAAAATGGATGAAATAAAGAAAAGACGGCAAAAAGAAAGGGACGCAAAGCCAGACTATGAGCTGGGAATGGGGATTCCCGGTGGAAATAAAGAATACAGAAAGACAGCAAGAAATAGCAGGCTTGTAAGCAGGATGCAAAGCAGGAGAAGAAGATAAGCCAATAAAATGAAATTCAACTACGACATCAAATTCACCGACAACACCCCGCAACTGCATGAAGCTCTGGACTCATGGGCAGAGCGGGTGCTGACCATCTGGGGCATGAAAGTGCAGGACTACGCCCAGCTGCTTGTGCCTACTGGCACGGCAGACAGCACGGGCATAGAGGGCTATGTGGGCGGCGCGCTCAAGCAGAGCCTGACCTTTGCCCTCGACCTCGCCAAAAAGACCGTGACCATCGGCTCAAACCTGTTTTACAGCGTCTATGTGGAGCTGGGAACGGGCATCTTTGCCGAGAAGGGCAACGGACGAAAAACGCCGTGGGTCTGGAAGGACTTCAACGGCAAGTGGCACTTTACCCGGGGCATGAAAGCCCGTCCGTTCCTCCGCCCGGCGGTGGAGGACCACATTGACGAACTGCGGCAGATCGCCGTGGAGGAAGCAGAGAAGGGAGAATAACATGACAGAAAAAGAGAGACTTGAAGATTTGCTCACAATGCATTGTTTTCTCAAAGAAAGAGGGCTCTCTATTGCAGAACAGGCAGAAAAAGATATTGAGGAAACCAAAAAGAAGCTCTTGACAATCGAGAGCTTCGGAGAAAAAGAAGTGCTGAGGAAAAAGTTTTTAGAGGAAGGAAAAGAAGCCACTAAAAACTTGCAAGCCCTTTGCGATTTGGTTTATGGCGAGGGTAGAGCAAAGGTTGAGATAACGGTATCGGTTGACGCGGATAAGCCGATATTCAGCAAAGAAGAGGTAACCGTTATCAAAGAAGGCTTGGATTTTTGCAAAGGAGAATAAACATGAAAAAGATTTTTGCAGTAATTACACTTTTGGTCGTGTTGTGTCTGTGCGGCTGCTCTGAGGCTGACAAGGCGAACGCCAACATCTCCAAGCAGGCCGATTACTTTGAGAGTGAACGCAAGATCACCGTCTACAACGCCCGCACGGATAAGGTGATCATGGAAGCCGAGGGCTACATGTCCATTTCCAACAACTCAAACAATGAGCTGGTCTGCACTGTGAAAATCGGCCCTGATACCTACCGCAAGAATTACATCTACCTTAACGGCTACACTATGTATGTGGTGGAGGACATTACCGGCACCCATACCGACCCGTACCACTATAAACTCTATTTCCACACGGACATCCTGCCCAGCGTGGAAGTAAAACCGTAAAACATAATATTCAGCGGTTGGTGCACAGCGTCAGCCGCTTTTTTATGCCGTTTTAGCTCAGTCTGGCAGAGCACCGGACTTTTAATCCGGGGGCCGTGGGTTCAAGCCCCGCAGGCGGCACCACACCGGCAGCACGTCCGGCAAATAAACCTTATTGCCAAGCATGGCAGCCCGAGCAAGGGCAGAAAGGACTATCACATGGCACTCAAAAGAGCTGACATCCGCACGATTCTGGAGAACCCCGAAACCTCCAACGATGACAAGGTCGAAGCCATTCTGGACGCCCTGCACAAGGAGACGGACGGACTCAGAAATCAGCTGGATGAAGAAAAAACAGCCCGCACACAGGCCGAGAAGGACCGTGATGCAGCCAACAGCGGCAAGCAAGCCGCTGAAAAGGCGCTGACCGACTACAAGGCCCAGCAGACTCAGAAGGACACCCACGCAGCCAAGGAAGTCAAGTTCCGGGAGCTGCTGAAGTCCGCCGGGGTACTGGACAAGTATGCTGATCGGGTCGTGCGGCTGTCTGGCGAGGATATCGACAAGCTGGAGCTGGACGATAAAGGCGAGGTCAAGGACGCCAAGAAGCACGCCGACAGCCTGAAAGCTGATTGGAGCGACTTCGTAGGCACTACGACCACCACCGGCGCGAAGGTGGACACCCCGCCCACCAACACCGGCTCCAAAATGACCAAAGACCAAATTTTTGCAATCAAGGACGCTGGCGAACGCCAGGCTGCGATTGCTGCAAATGCCGACCTGTTTACAGGCGGCGGAAAGGACTAATACATGGCAGCAAAAGAAAATATCACCATGACCACCGATATCACCGTAGCCGCGCGTGAAATCGACTTTGTGACCCGTTTCCAGCGCAACTGGGACCATCTGCGCACCATTCTGGGCATCATGCGCCCTATCCGGATGCAGCCTGGCACCGTGCTCAAAAGCAAGTATGCACAGGGCACCCTGCAGAGCGGCACCGTGGGCGAGGGCGAAGAGATCCCGTTCAGCAAGTACACCGTCAAGGAGAAGGAGTACGGCAAGATCACCATCGACAAGTACGGCAAGTCTGTCACCCTTGAGGCGATCCAGAATTACGGCTACGATGTCGCCGTGCAGAAGACCGATGATGAGTTCCTGTACGACCTGACCGCTCTGGTAACGGATAAGTTCTACAAGTTCCTGAACACCGGCACCCTGAAGGGCACTCCCAAGACCTTCCAGATGGCGCTGGCACATGCCAAGGGCGCGGTCGAGAACAAGTTCAAGACCATGCATCGCACCGTGACCGGCGTTGTTGGCTTTGTCAACGTGATGGACGTGTACGACTATCTGGGCAATGCCAATATCACCGTGCAGAACCAGTTCGGCTTCCAGTACATCAAGGACTTCATGGGCTACAACACCATCTTCCTGCTGTCCGACAGTGAGATCGCGAAGGGAAAGGTTATTGCCACCCCGGTAGACAACATCGTCATGTACTATGTGGATCCTGCGGATAGCGAGTTTGCCCGCGCAGGTCTGGTCTACCGGACCGCAGGCGAGGCAAGCAACCTCATCGGCTTCCACACTCAGGCAAACTACAGCACCGCAACCTCCGAGAGCTACGCCATTATGGGCGTGACCCTGTTTGCTGAGTATCTGGACGGTATCGCTGTCGAGACCATTACCCCGGGCGAGTGATCGCCCCTTTGTAAGGAGGACACCCCATGACTGTACCGGAGCTGTGCGTCTACACGCACAATTTTTTTGACCGGGCGGACGACCCCGTTGCCGGGGAGTTCGCCTTTGAGCCGGACACCGTGCCCGCCGGGGTAGTGCCGGGGCAGTATTTCCTCGTGTGCGGATCCATCTTCAATGACGGCATTCACAAGGCCGGGGACGGCGATCTGACCGCCGAGACCTTCACCGGGACGGTGCAGCCCATGCGCGTGCCGCCTGACTTTGTGGCGCTGGCTGAAAAAATCGACGCATACGACAAGGCTCTCCCGTCCGGCGGCGTGTATGTGTCCCAGTCCTTCGGCGGCTGGTCCGGCACGATGGCTACAGGCACGGACGGGCTGCCCGCCGACGGCAAAACCCGCTATAAATCCGAGATCAATCAGTGGAGGAAGATGTGACATGGTCAACGCGTTCACTGCATCCACCGTGATGCAGGGCTTTACAAAAAAATTCCGCTTCCAGACCCGCAGCTATGAGCCGGACGGCGTCGGCGGCTTTGTGTCCGGCTGGACGGACGGCCCGGAATTTGAGGCCGTAGAGCGCCACGATACCACCGTGGAAGCTCAGGTGGCAGAGCAGGCCGACACGGCATCTACCTATACCCTGCTGGTCAACACCGGTGTCCCGCTGGCCTTCCCGGACTACATCAAGCGGGCAAGCGACGGTCAGACATTTCAGGTGACGAGCGCAGCCGATGAGGGCAACGCCCCGACAGAATCCGGCATGGGCCTGCGGGCTGTGAAGTGCAAAAAGGCGGTGCTGCCGTAATGGGACCGTCTGAGAGCATCAACCGGGCGCTGAACGCCTTTTTTAACGGCTTTGGCATCCCGGGCTATCTGGAAGATAACATCCCTCCTGCCGCTTCACTGCCCTATCTGACCTACAAGCCCACCATCCCCGGCGGGTGGAACGAAACGGCATCCTTCCACGCCCGGCTGTGGTACCCCAGCAAGGGCGGCAGAGCCCCCATCCTGCAAAAAGAAGATACGATCAGCGCAGCCCTCGAGGACAGCATAACGCTTTCCTGTGAGGGCGGCGCTATTCTTTTGCAAAAAGGCACCCCATGGGCACAGCCCCTCGACAACCCGCCTGAAGGGTATCTGTGCGAATACCTCAATTTTGAAATCACGCAATTTTGCGAGTAAGGAGCAATATGGCAAGAAAGTTTACCAAGATCAGCGCAAAAGCATTCGAGTCCATGCAGATCAATGCCGGTGTCGTGCTGAACAAATTTGACCCGTCCGGCACGACCGAGATCCAGGACGCAGACATCATCTGCGCCACCTCCGGCGGCGTGACGGCAGAGTGCAAGCCCAACATCACCGACCTTGGCGATGATGTGGACAACTGCCAGAAAAACACCGCAGAGCTGATGCAGATCGAGGACTACGACTGCACGCTGGCTTTTACGGCCCTGAACGTCACAACGGACGTTATCAAGCTGGCGCTGGGCGCTGCGGATGTGAGTGACAAGAAAGTCACGCCCCGTATGACGCTGAATCCCACCGCCAGCACCGGAGACTTCAAGGACATCTGGTGGGTGGGCGATACCATCGACGGCGGCTTTGTGGCCGTCAAGCTGATGAACGCACTCTCCACCGGCGGCCTGTCCCTCAAGACCACCGACAAGGGCAAGGGCAATCTGTCCGTCACCTTGACCGGCTGCCCCCGGATGGGTGACGACGCCGTGCCTATGGAGTGGTACTACAGCCCCAAGGCCGCAGCATAAGGAGGACACCGCATGAAATTTTTGACAGAGCTGTCCGATGAAGAGTTTCTGCGCCACTGCTGGCAGATCGCCGATGTGGCAGAGGAGGTCTTGGAAAAATCCAAGATCATGGAGCTGCGCAAGGTTCTGCCGGTTCTGACCGGCGAGGAAACGCCGGAGGAGCTGGAACAGAAGAAGAAGGAGCAGGCAAAAAAGAACATTCAGGCTATGGCAAAAAGCTTGCTGTTCGACAATGCCGCTGCCACCGCAAAGCTGCTTCCGTTGCTCTATGAGCCGGACGTGGATGAAAACGGGGTGGTTGAAAACATCGGCCCGTTCAAGAAGATGCGCGCGGTAAAAGAGCTGCTGAACAACGATGATGTGATGGATTTTTTGCTCTGGTGTCTGCCGTTGGTGCTGGCGGGTACAGACGCCTGATTTCTTCCATCAGCCCGGACGCGCTGCGGCTGTTTGGCAGGCCGTATATTTTGCAGCACTGCCTGAACGCTTTGCGGCAAGAGCGCATCACACTCAGCTATCAGGCGTACATGACGGACGCTCTGGCGCACCTTATAGGCGCGGAAGAGCGGTGGTACGACATGGTGGCCGGGCTTGTGGAAAACCGCCCACAGCCGCCGCAGCCGTCCGCTGATGAAGTGATAGCACACATTAAAAATGGCCTGAACGGGGGTGATGAAACCTGAAACTTTTTGAATTGAGTGCCACCCTCGGGCTGGACGACAGCGCCTACCGGCAGGGCATCCAGAATGTGCAATCCGAAACGAAAAAAACCGTTTCTTCGCTGTCAGGAGAGTACAGCAAGGCCGCAAAGGCCGTAGTGGAGCTGACCAGACGTTACAACGAATCGGTGGGCAAGACCGGCAAAGCGTCCTCTGAAACCAAAAATCTCAAGACCATGTTGGCACAGGCAGAAGCGCAGCTCAGGGCAACCACGACCGCGTTGAAAGCTGCAAACAACGGCATGGATGGCTTTGCCAGCTCCACGGATAAAGCGTCCAGCAAGTCTCTGGCCGGTGCAATTGCGCAAGGCACGGTCATGGCGGGCATTTTCTCGAAGCTTGGCTCCGCTGCGCTCGGTGCCGCAGAGGGTTTCATCTCTTCCGGCATTGAGTACAACGCCCAGATCGAGAAATACACCACTGGCTTTACCAACATGTTGGGCAGCGCGGAAGCGGCGCAGCAGGTCATGAGCCAGATCCAGGAAGACGCGGCAAAAACTCCCTTTGACGTGGCGAGCCTGACACAGGCCAACCAGTACCTGATCTCTGCGGGCGAAAACGCTTCCTATGCCCGCGATACCATCATGGCGCTGGGCGACGCTGTCTCTGCGACCGGTGGCGGCAACGACGAGCTGAACCGCATGTCCCAAAACCTGCAGCAGATCGCCAACACCGGCAAGGCTACAGCGGCCGATATCAAGCAGTTTGCTTATGCCGGCATCGACGTGTACGGCATTCTTGCCGACTACACGGGAAAAAGTACCGCCGAAGTGCAGAACATGACCATCAGTTATGATCTGCTGACGCAGGCTTTGCAGGCCGCATCTGAAGAGGGCGGGCGTTACTACAACAGCATGGACACCCAGAGCCAGACCATGAATGGCCGGGTATCCACGTTGAAAGATAACGTGAGCCAGCTGGCAGGATTGCTGACCGGCGATTTATCCGGCGGCATCGGCGTTGTAATCGGCAATCTGAACGATATGCTCGTCGCAGCACAGGAAGCTTACAAGACGGACGGCTGGATTGGTCTCGCAGGCGCGATCACCGGCCTGACGGAGCCTATCAACACGGCAAAAAACGCTCTCAAGGACTTCGCGAGCAAAGCCACCACATGGCTGGATCAGCTGAGCTATAAACTCAACCGTTTTCTCGGAAAAGCCGCCACAGCAGACTTCGATACCTACGAAGAGTACGCGGATGCAAATAACCGGAAGAGTAACCGTAACAGGATGCGGGAAAATGCATTAAATGGCATTGGCATCAGCAACAAGAGCTGGTCGGAGCGTCAGGCGGAAGCGGCAGCAGCCAGTGGCAACAGAGGCAGCTCCATTACAACCAGCCCGTCTGGTTCTTCCGCTGGCAAAAAATCCAGATCCTCCGGCTCCAAGTCCACCACCGAAACGGTCATTTCGTCCATCTCCAGCACGGCTACCACCACCGCACAGAATGCGCTGGGCACTGTGACCACCAGCATCCAGACCCTTACCGAGAAGGTCAAGGACAGCTCCGGCAAGATCAAAGACCGCATCACCGAGACCACCACCACGACTGGCAAGGAGATGGTGAACGGTGTTGCCACGACCTTTAAACAGGTCGAGACCAAAGTCAACGGCACGGTCACAAAAGTCACAAAGACCTATGATGACATGTCAAAAACGCTGCTTGGCACCTTTACCAACGTCTCGGAAACCACCGTTGACGGAATCACCACAAAGGTGCAGCAGGCGGTGGAAAAGTACGCGGACGGCAGCGAGCATATCAAGAAGACCGTCACAGAGACCGGGCAGCGCATCGGCGAGAACGGCGCGGAGACCTATGAGAAGATCATCACCTACATCGACGGCATTCAAGACAAGGTGACGGAGACCTCCAACGAGATCGACAAGAGCGTAAAGGGTACCCAAAGCCGCATTGACCAGCAGCTGAGCGAGGCTTCCGGCCAGCTGGATAAGGGCATTTTCGGGCTGGTAAAGAACACATTCAAAGACGCCAAAAACGGTGACTGGGCAAGTCTTGGGCTGGATTTTGTCAATCTGATCTGGGGCGAAGTGTCGCAGGGGCAGCGTGACGTGATCTCTAAGTGGCTTACGGACGCACTGACCGCGGTCAATGAGGGCTACTTCAGTGGCGGCATCGGCAAGGCATTTGATATCTTCCAGAAGCTTTTTTCTGACGGCGGGGTAAAATCCGATATCGACGGTGTGACCAATTCGGTCAAGGCTTTTGGCGAGATCATCGACGGTCTTGCAAAGTCCGGCGGCGTGGGCGGCGCTCTGGGCAGCATCGTCCAGAGCTTTTCCGGCATGGCAGGCGGCATCACCTCTGCGCTGGGCACTATCGTGTCTTTCGTTGCAGCAAATCCCATTCTTGCCCTGATCCTGGGCGTGGGCGCTGTCGCTGGCGGCATTGGCCTTGCCATGTGGATGGACAAGAAGAATAATCAGAAGCCTGTCAGCCACTACCAGAGCCCCTTTGACAAAACCGGCATGTATGACAGCCTGGGCACCTTCTCCACCCGCGCAGCCCTGCAGTACCGCGTCACCGGCCAGCAGTCCATTGGTGACCGGCAGACCAGCATTCTGGAACGCATCGAGGGGATGCTGGACGAGCATCTGCCAGACATCGGCAAGGGTCAGGTGGTCATGGATTCCGGTGAACTGGTGGGCGTGCTGTCGACCCGCATGGCGACCAACGTAGATGCACGCATCGGCGTGACAGTGGAACGGAAAGCGAGGGGTGTGTAATGGCAAAGCTTCTGGGGGCAAAAATCGGCAATTTTCACACCCTGACAGATTGGGGGCTGTACCTCAAGGTAGGCAGCCCTAAAATCGGCGCGGCAGAACCGGAAGAATACCTTGTGCAGGTCACCGGCGCTGATTCGCTGCTGAACCTGACCACATGGGACGATGGCAAGGTGCACTATAAAAAGCGCACCATCACCATGGAGCTGCTTTGCAACGCGCCAAAAAGCAAGTGGCCTTACATCGAAAGCACCATTGCCAATGCCATTCATGGCAAGTGGCTACAGTGCCGCTTTGATGAAGACCCGGCGTGGTACTGGGAAGGGCTTTGGAAAGTCACACCCTCCCGCGACCGGCTTTCCAGCACCTTTACCATCACCGGCACCTGCAACCCCTTCAAGCGCAGCGTCTACGACGGCACTAACGACTGGCTGTGGGACGATTTCAACTTTGAAACGGACATCGTGCGCAACTACACGAATATCCCGCTCAAGGCGGGCGAGGACAAAGAGGTGTCCATCACCGGTGCGCCCCGTGCGGCCGGCATCTACTTCCAGCGCAGCGAGACCGCCGCAAACATCGCGGTGTCTCTCAATGGCTTTGAGGTGGGCATTCTGGCCAAGTCCACCGACTGGCAGTATATCGAGGGGCTTACTATGCCGGACGGTGTGGTGGGCACCCTCGTTTTTGCTGCATCGGCAGACTGCAGCATCAGTATCAAGTATTTGGGGGCAAGTCTATGAGCTACAAAGTTTATGCTGGTGTGCAGACGGATGTAGACACATGGAAAACTAAGGTCTGTATCCACGATATCAGCGACATTACCGACACGAAAAAGCTCATCAGCCCCACGCTGACCCGCGAAGTGGGTAAAGCTGGCTCTTTTGAGTTTACCATGCCGCTGGGCAATGTGGCACACTCTGCGCTGCAAAAGCTGCGCACTACGGTAGAGGTGGAACAGGACGGCGTTTCCATCTGGCAGGGCCGCCCCATGAGCCATGAGCAGGATTTTTTGATGCGTCAGAAAATCTACTGCGAAGGAGAGCTTGCGTATCTGAATGATAGCGGTCTTGCGCCGTACGCTGCAAAAAATGTGAGCTTTTCGCAGTTTTTGGAATGGATCTGCGATAACCACAACGGAATGGTAGATGCATACAAAGCTTTTACTCCTGGCAATGTGCAAATGGACATTCCCATGATCGTGCCCTATATCGACGGCATCAAAGTCGTGCAGGTGGGTTACAGCTACGATTCTAATGATGGAGATTACATTTACCATTGGGGAATTGTAGATCCCGTGGATGGAAAGACGAATATTTTCTATGAGGAAACAGAGATCAACAAAGCTTCCTGCCTGAGCTGGGAAATCGATGAAGAGCACATTGCGGAAGGTCGCATTATTTCACGGATTGGAAGCAACAATTTCCGCGTGCGTCTGTTTGCAGCCTATGTAAAGGGCAAAACGTACGCCGCAAAGGTCGAAGTGAAAAAAGCCGAAATCGTCTGCGGTACTTGCAACAAGAATTTCGGCACGTACTCCATTTACAACGTTGAGCAGGCATCTGAATCCAAGACCTTTAAGATCACCGAGCAAAACGGGAAATACATCCTTGCTATCAACGGCAAGACGGATCCCCGCTTTTTGTTTGATGTGAAGGAACCTACATACAGCTTTGGCGATGGAAAAAACTACGGCATTACATGGGACATCTTGCAGAGTGAGCTGGTTGAAAAGTACGGCGGATATCTGGTGCTGCGCCATGCAGAAGATCCTGACGGAAAACCGCGCCGGTATCTGGACTATCTGCAGGCGATCACCGATAAAAACAGCCAGACGGTGGCTTTTGGAACAAACCTGCTGGATTTGACCAACAACGTCAAAGCAGAGGATATCTACACGCGGGTGATCGCGGTAGGTGCCAAAAAGATAACATGGCTTGTTTTTTCGTGGGGCGAGACCATCACAGAAACCGCAAACGATCTGGCTGCGCAAAAGCTTTTTGGCATCATCACAAAAGTGATCTTTATTGAAGGCATCGAAAGCACGCCGCAGTCTTTGCTGGATGCGGCAGAGGAAGAACTTGCCAAAAATCTGCGCTATCTGAACGGCATGACAGTCAAAGCAGTCGATCTGAAAGACGCTGATATTGATGTCAGCCGTATTGCGATTGGAAAGCAAACGCACATTTTCTCTGCACCGCATGGTGTAGATACCTGGTTGCTGTGCTCCAAGCTTGTTGAGCCGTTGGATTCGCCGGATAAAAAGGAGTTTACATTTGGCACTGAGTTTTCCAGCATCAGCGACCTGCAGGCTTTGAGTGCACGCAAAGCGTCCGATGCTTACGATTTGAGTCGATCGCTCAAAGGGTACATGTCAGGCTAATAAGACAGGAGGTGTTTTATGGATAAAACTTTTGATGAAGCCATTGCGGGAATCCGTAAGGCTGAGCGCGGCGTGGAAGTCCGTGAGGACATCGCACAGGGCATGGAGTACGTCAAGCAGTATGCCGAGGAAGCGACAGGCCAGCAGCAGGCTGCTTTGCAAGCCGCTCAAACCGCCACCGGAGCAGCCAGCACCGCGACGAAAAAGGCCGCAGCAGCTGCAGAGAGCGAAAGCGCCGCCCGGACCTCCGCCGCCGAAGCAGCCCAAAGCGCACAGTCAGCATCCGCAGACGCAAAGAGCGCGGGAAGTTCTGCCGCTTCTGCCAAAGCTGAAGCGGACAGGGCTGCGGCTATTGTACGCACCGATAAGACGCTAAGCGTCGAGGGCGCTCCGGCTGACGCAAAAGCTGTTGGCGACGCGATAAAAGGCATCAAGCTCCCTATTGCCACCGCAACCACGCTGGGCGGTGTGAAGGTGGGCAGCGGTCTGACGGTCGATGCGGACGGAACGCTTTCTGCGGACAGCGCTTTGGCAGCCTACCCCGTGGGCAGTATTTTTCAAACAGTCAGCACTACCAGCCCCGCCGCCCTGTTTGGCGGCACATGGGAGCAGATCGCATTTAACCGCGTGCTGATGGGTGCTGGCACAGGCTACACAGCGGGAAGCACGGTGGAGGCCGGACTGCCGAACATCACAGGCAGCTTTACAACAAAATCAACAGACGTAGGTGGGTCTCCCTTTAGTGGTGATGCTAACGTACTTTCCGCTAATGGTTCTCTGGCTTTTAGTGAAAAGAGCACTAGTTATGGCGGTTACACTGGACATTCTGGAAGCCAATATAATATTCAATTTGATGCTTCTCGCTCGAATCCTATCTACGGCCGCAGCTATACCGTGCAGCCCGCCGCATACTATGTGCACATCTGGCGGCGCGTGGCCTGAGAAAGGAGGTTTTGAACTATGAAGATCATTGACGAGACCGGCGCGGTCGTGGAAAACCCCGACCTGACACTGGGCTATCTGACAGCTGACGCTGAAGAAGTCACCCACCCCGCCGTAGAGGGCGTGGAGGAACAGTGGCACTGGGAGACCGTGACCGAGTATCCAAACGGTGGCAAGGACGTACAGAAAATCATCGACCGTCCCGGCGTTCAGGCGCAGGAGGAATGGGTGGAACAGGTGCCGGTGCAGAGATACATCCGCTACACCGCCGAAGAGCTGGCCGCGCAGGAAGAAGAGCGCAAAAAGGCCGAAGCCTGGAAGAAGCTGCCGGAGACGGTGGCGGCACTGCAAAAAGAAAACGAGATGCTCAAGCAATGCTTGCTTGAAATGAGCGAGATTGTTTATGCATAAAATCACACAAAAATTAGAAAGGTTGGTACGTATGATGGCTAAGTTGTGGGCACAGGAAATTATGTTCGCTGAGACTATGGAGGACGCAAAGGCTCTGTATGAGCGCTGCCCCCGCCTGCTGAAGGAGAAGGTCAAGGCACTGCTCATCAAGAGCGGCTTTGAGGAGATCACGCAGTAAGGAGGACGCTATGGCTGAAATCATGGATGTATCCCGATATCAGGGCACGATCAACTGGGACAAGGCCAAGGCGAGCGGAAAAGTGGACGGCGTGATGATTCGCGCCATGGGCAACAGCGCAGCGGGCAGGCCCAGTGCGCCCTACACTGACCCGCAGTTTTCCCGCAATTACAGCGAGTGCAAGCGGCTGGGCATCCCCTGCGGCGTGTATGGCTATTTCAAGGCAGTCAACCGGGAGCAGGCTGACAAGGAGCTGGCCTACTTCAAGAAGCTGCTCACCGGCCGGAGCTTTGAGCTGCCTGTGGCGGTGGACATCGAGGACGAGGTGCAGAAGCCGCTGGGCAAGGCCGCGCTGACCGACCTGACAGCTTACATGCTGAGCACGGTGGAAAGCTGGGGCGTGTACGCTCTGCTTTACACCGGCTTGTGGTTTGGCAGCACCTTCCTGTACATGGGCGGCGCGGCGCTGAAGCCCTTTGACGTGTGGCTGGCTGCCTACCGCACGAAGAAGCCCGCCCCCGGCTGGCCCTTTGGCATGTGGCAGTACACCAGCACGGCACATATCCCGGGCGTTGTGGATGCCATTCCGGGCAAAGTCACCAACGTGGATATGTCCCACGCATACAAGGACTATGCGGGTATCATCAGCAAGAAGGGCCTGACCCGTCTCCGGGAGGGTAAATGACCGAAAAAGAAGCTTTACTGTGGGTGCTGGGCATCTTGGGCAGCCTGTGCGCTGCGGCCATCACCATCGACAAGGTGTTGGACATCATCCACAAGTACGTCAAAAAGGCACAGGCCCCAGACGATGCGCAGAACAAGCGAATGGATACGATCGAAAAAAGACTTGGCGTGCTGGAACAGGGACAGCTTCAGCACGCACAGGCCCTTGCAAGAGACCTGCGCCGCTTTGACGGCCTCGATGAAGAAATGCGTCTCGTACTCGTTGGCGTACAAAATCTTTTGGATTCGCAGCTGTCCGGAAATAACCGCGAAGGTATGCAAAAAAGTAAATCCGATATTAACAACTACCTGCTGAAAGGAGTAACAAATCATGGAAGCAATGTTTAACTTTATCCCCGCACCCATCGCACTGGTACTGATGTTCATCGGCTTTGCTGCGCTGGCCGTTGGTGCCATCCGGCTGGGTTACAAGCAGTACGTCAAGCAGTGGGCGCTGGAGCTCGTGACCATCGCCGAGGACAGCATCATGGGCAGCGGTCAGGGCGCAAAGAAAAAGGCACAGGTCTTTGCCACACTGCGCGGCGCACTGCCGGACTGGCTGAAGCCTTTTATCACCGATGAAGTGCTGGACAGCGTGATCGAAAAGGCTGTCAGCATGATGAAAAAGGCACTGGAAAGCAAGAAGCCTACCATCAACAAGGAGTAATTTATGATCGAGCAAAGCGTATCTCTCGCATCCAATGGCGTCGTCAAAGTGCCGGGCTATGAGCAGCTGGTGCGCTTTGGCTACACCAAGAACCGGGGCGTGTACCGCCTGCACGTCGATGCAACCGGCGAGTGGGAAGGGCTGACTATCCGCTGCTTCTGGCACGTGCCGGACGGCAAAGATCCGTCATCCTCGTTGGTGGTGGACGGCTATGTGGACGTGCCCGCCAGCGTGACCGCACAGCCCGGGAGCGGGTGCATCACCTTTGAGGGCAGCGACGGCACTAAGACCGTCACCAGCGCAGACCTGCGGTATCGTGTCAGTGCCAACTCCGGCACAGAGGACGGCACCATGCCGGAACCGGGCACCCCTGCATGGCAGCAGTTGGTGGATGCCGTGCACACCGATGCCACCGCCGCAGAGCAAGCCAAGACCGATGCACAGACCGCAGCACAGCAAGCCGCTGACAGTGCGGGCAACGCAGACCAGAGCGCTCAGGAAGCCGCCGACAGTCTGCAAGAGCTGAAGGACGGCATCGCAAGCGGCGATTTCAAAGGCGAGAAAGGTGACAAGGGCGACACTGGCCCCATTGGCCCGGTCGGCCCGCAGGGTGAGCAAGGCCCTCAAGGCCCCACAGGTGCTACGGGCAACACTGGCCCACAGGGCGAAAAAGGTGATACCGGCCCGCAAGGCCCTAAAGGAGAGACCGGCCCTGCCGTAGCGCTGGATACCACCCTCACCCATGAGAGCGAGGCCGCTGACGCAAAAGCCGCAGGTGACGCGATCAGCGCAGTCAAGGCCCGGCAGAACATCCTTATCGGCACGGAGACAGGCAACCCGCTCAGCGTTGACGATGCGTTCTCTGCGCCCCTGTGCGGCCTGACCGTGTACGGTAAGAGCACTCAGGACGGCACACCCACGCCGGATGCCCCTGTGCCTATCGTGAGCGCTGGTGACGGCGGGACGATTGCAGTGACCTTGGGTGATGGGGGCGGTAAAGTGCAAACTCTCACGCTGCTCACTCCCAACGGCTTGCCCGGCATCCCTGTCACCTCCGGCGGCAACTACACTGACCAAAGCGGCCAGCAGTGGGTGTGCGACGAGGTGGACTTGGAAAGGGGTGTAAAGGTACAGAGGGTGAACGCTGTAGACTTGTCAACCTGTGTAATTACAGGTTCCACTAACCTTGCGGCAACAAAACGACTTGCGATTCGGTTGCCACTCAAAGGTAAAGATTATACAGCAAAAGCCCTATGCAATAGATTGCCATATTTCGTTTCGTTTACTAGCGATACCATTCACTTTTATGTAGACACAAACAATGCGCAGGTTTTTATTCCCATTGGCGCTAAAAACCCGGAAGAAGGAGAATACATTTTATTCTACATTCTCGACGATCCCATCGAAACTCCGCTCACCCCTGCTGAAATTGCCGCCTACAAAGCGCTCACAATGTGCGGCCCTGACACGGTGGTGCAGGCTGGTGACGGTGCTGGGGTCAAGCTGGACTACCAGCGGGACGTAAACATCGCCATCAAACGCATTGAGGACGCAGTAGCGTCCATGACAACGACCTAAAGGAGGACACATGGCTATCAAAAGCAAAGCCCGACACGACCTGACCCTGCGCTCCATCAAGCGGGAAATCGCCGCAGGACGCGACGTGGCATACTGGCTGGACAAAGCGTACACCCATCTGGACAGCGGCCTGCTGACGGAGGACGACATCGCAG